TATCTTGCGCTGCAGTATTATATACTTCTAAATATCTAACATCATTAGCATCAGGTTGTAAAATTAAACTGTCTGGTCCTATGATTGCACCGGTTAAAGTTACTGAGCCACTTATTCCTTGATTACCAATAAATTGATTAGAACCTGTAGTTGCATAAGAACCTGTTGCTGATTCTAAGCTTTGTATTCTACCTTCATCAGTTGTCAAACGTGTTGAAAGGGAAGAAGATAAAGAATTTAGAGATGCTGTAGTTGCGTATGAACCAGTCACATCTTGCAAACTATTTATCTCACCAGCTACTGATGAACTGAATGTATTGTAAGATTGTGTGAATGAATTAAACGAAGATGTATTTAACTTAGTGTTTATGTTAGCTTGTAAAGTAGAAGAACTTGCATTTAATTGTGCATCAGTTGCGTAAGTTGCATCTAATGAAGAACTAAAGTTTTGTAATGCCACAATAGAAGCAGTTGCTGCACTATTGAATGATTCTTGCGAAGCTGTGAATTGATTTAATCCACTTAAATCTACTGCGGTTGCGTTAACATTGATTGTTGCAACTGAACCTAATATAGATGCAGTTACACTAGCTCCTACAAAGTTTAGAGCCGTTGCGTTTCCTAATGAAACACCTTCTTCTAATATACCAACACCACTACCACTCAATACCAATGCATCTACTTGATTTTCTAATGATGCAATACTTCCTGAGAATGATGATGAATCTACATTGTAGGTTAGCTCATCAACTAATGAATCAATCATATCCTGATTGAATTCTCTTAATAATGTGGGCGTAATAAAGCCCGTATTGTTATTTGGAAAGTTACTTTGGTTTTCGGCCGTTAATTGCGTTTTATTTAATTCAGACATACTCTGTATATATTTATATATTTATATATTGCCAATATCGAAACCATTTGAAAAGCCTGAAGAGAATGCTCCTCTTTCTCTTGCTGCTGATTGAGTTGGACCTATTGATTGGTTTTGAAGTGCTCCTTCGCAACAACCTCTAGAGTATGTATCAGAATCAACACACAAACAAGCTCTCCTATTTAAATGAGGAACTGCCCTACCTCTCGTAGGTCCAAAATACAAACCTGAATTCTTTCTTTGGTTTTGGTTATATGCTGGAGTTCCCATATTTTAAGGTTTTTGTCCGTAAATTAAGCCAATACCCTGCGCTCCTAAAGTTTTATCGCAACACTTAATTGAATATGTATTTTTATTTCTACATAAACAACCCATTCGGTTATCCTTCTTTGGAGAAGATAATCCAGCGGTTGGTTCTGGTTTAGCTTTAGGTGTAGAGTAAGTTCTTAATTTCATCCTATTGTTTTTATTATAACAATGTTCGGAACAAATATAACATACTACTACTTCATCTTCTTCAACATCTCTTTATGAACTAGCTCTTCTAAGTGAACCTTATCTGATAAGTATGCAAGATATAGTAAGCATTTCTCTAATGGTTCTTTTACCACATCATCCATTCGCAAAAGATCTTCTCTTGCTAACTGAACTATGGAAGTGTAAGATTTCCACTTTTTGCCAAAATTGATTTGATGTTGTGTGGTATTTCCATCGACTCCATCAAAGATTTCTGGATATCGCTCGATAAGTCCTTCAATAAACTTTTTAAAAAAAAAAGCGTTCCCCAATGAACATCCATTCCTAAATCTAAAAATTTCTCTCCATCTATATTACCATCGTATGTTGTGGTATCATAGAACTTGCCAACCTTTTGCTTTACAGGTCTGTATAGAATACTCATTATGTCAGCCCACTTCTCATCCATCTCCATCGTTTCATACTTAGAGATATCCACATAAGCACCATACGCCATCTTAGATAGGTTAGGTTCGAATCCATATTCTATACCATCTATTGTCACAAATTGTTGTAGTGGTAATTCGTTTGCATTTAGAAACTGAACTAAGTCCTTTCTGATGTTTACATAGGTATCTATATCTAATTGCTTAATCCATTCTACAGGCATCTTACATAAGTGATGGAATAGAACTGCTTCTACTGCATCTTCGTTATCCTTATACGTTTCCATATCAGCACGGAACTTAAGGTAATCTCTTAGTGTTATAGCGCTCCAATCTTTTGGAACTACAATCTTTACTTCTTCTTTCATATTATTATTTTATTTCTATAATCGTTATCTAATGCATTTTGTGATAACCAATAGTTTGGTTTCAACCATTTAATATCGTTTGATTCATTTATATCCTTACATACAAAGTGAGCTTTGGTATCCAATCCTAATTCGAACATTCTTTTTGTAAATGCTTCTTCAGGGTATGCATAGTTCGATACTCCATCAAATGAGAATAGTTCTATCATTTCATCCACATCACCTTCCATAAAGAAATCAGTAACATAGTTATCTCTATGCCAAGCATAAAAGGATAGCTTATCTTCAGGAAATATCTTTAAGAATTCAGCTGGATTCGGACAATAGAAATCAGTTCTCCATTTTAGAACCCTTTTGAATCCCATATCTTTTGCCTGTTTGAATCCATTTAGTGAACTTACTCTTTGCTTATTTAGGTTTCTTACACCTTGCAGAACATCGTAATTCCATATCACATTATCTCTATAATCGAATAGGCTCTTATCTTCGCCTCTCCAAGTTGAGAATAGGGTAGGGTATCCTTTCCAACCTTCTTTAACTAAAGGTATCCATTCTGCGTTTAATCCACCCTGTATTACTATACATCTATCCATTACTTTGAATTTTGTGATGTTATAACTTTGTTTTGAGGAACTGCCCATTGTTCTGGGTTTATCAAATCAAAATCAATATCCAATACCGTATTTACGGGCTTCTCTACAATACCTGCATGCTTTTGTGCAAGAAGTAAATTGTATTTCTTTTGTAGGTTATTCCTTTGTGTCATTAGGGTTAATCCTGCAGTTTTAGCTCCTTCCAATTGTTCTTCTAAGTGTTGGATGTATCTTGCCATCTCTAAGAAATCCTCCTTTGTGAGGTTATTCAAATCTACTTCTAATTCTTTTGCCATTTATATATTTGTTTAATTATCTAATACTGATTATATACTTTCCTTTAGCTGTTGCTACATTACTAAGTTTCATCATAAACACATAGCGGGTAGCATCGATTGCATGGTTGTTAAAGTCCACAGGTTTGTCTAATTGCTTTCCAAATCTATCCGTATCCCATTCGTATGAATAGAACTCATTCGTTAAGTTCTGACAGGCTTTAGGTATGTTAATCTTATAGTTGTTCATTACCTGAATACCAAAGTTAATACTATCCTTTCCCTTGACTACCGGTCTTACATTGTATCCTAACTTATATAGTTCATCGTTAAGACGAGGCTCTGATGAATCTGCCCATATCTCTTGTCTACCTTTCACAATTTCTTTTAGCTTCTCATCCAAATCAGATGTGGTTAATCCTTTCTCATAGAAATGCTCTAATAGGAATATCTCACCTTGATGCTTCCATACGGATACTAAAGCTGATGGGTCATTTGAATATCCATAATCCAATCCATAAGCAACAAACTCTGAATCCTCAGGTATCCACTCTACTGAATTAAATTGGAATACTGCTTTCTCATTTGTAGTGTATTCTCCCAATCCGTATGTTTTCCAAGCTTTAGGATTTGTTCTTTGTAATTCTTCGATAGCTCTAACAACAGTTCTTTCCAAATATGGATTGTTCTTATATGTAGTGAAGTAACGGCTACAATCTTCCATCTCTCTTAGCCAATGGTATGGTGAGATAGTTGGGTTGTAGCTGAGGATGATAGGACCTGTAGTTCTGATTTGCAATTGAAACCAGGACTCCGAATCGACCTCGTTAGCTTCTTCTATCCATAGTATAGATGATTTCAATCCTCTTAGCTTCTCTGGCGCATCGGTTGATATGAATTGTATTGATGAGCCTGTATAGAATGTATATACCCTATCTGATATATTAAAATCATTATCATTCCAAATACCCATTGCCTGCATTATATCTTTGAAATCCTTCATCACAGTTCTTTTAAGTGATGGTATGGTCTTTCTTACGATTGTCACATCTTCACCACCTTCCAAGCACTTTACAATAATCCATTGTAATAAAGCCCAAGTTTTCCCGCTGCGCGTGCCGCCAATATGATGCGTCACTCTAGTTGGTGAATTATCCTGATTGGTGTAAGTTATAGTTGAGTTTATCTCAAGATTCATTGCTGCCTGTTTGAGTTATGTTAACTTGAATCTGATGTATCCTTTGGTCTATCTCTGCTCTCATCTCCGTTCTACTTAATTTAGGTAAGGAGTATTCCATTAACTTAAGTGCTAACTCAATAGCTCTTTCCGGGTCTTTCTTCTTTATAGCTTCTAAATCTGATGATATTGTATTGAGGGTATTGTTCACCGCACGTGCTATTGTTAACTTCATTTCCTCCGTTGAACGATTAAGTGCGCCTTTAGGTCTACCCTTAGCTAACTTATGTCCAGTCTCAAATTTTCCCATTATAATCCATTATTTATATACTTTAACACTAATCCTCACCTTTGTATCAAACACCTCAGGAGACCACCTTAAAATTAGTCCAATGGTGCTTTAAAAGGATTAGTAATCTTCTCTCTTAAATGTAGTTTAATTTTCTTTGTATTACCGAATGCGGTTGAACGGCAGATACCTATTTCCTTTGCCAACTTATCTAATGTCATATCTTCTGCAAATGAGTATAGTTCAAACAATCTTGCTGGCGCCCATAATCGGGTCCTACTTAAATCCTTTAATTCGGTTAACATCTCATTATAAGATGCTTCTACTCTTTCATCAAACTCTATATCGTATTCCGTATATACCATATCATAGTATTCAGGTTTAAACTCTATCGTTTTCTTTGATGATTTAATTCTATTAAGGAAACGAGTTTTAAGGAATGCTCTTAGGTATAGTAAGTTAAAAGTCTTTTTACCATCTTCTGCATCAAACCATATAGATGGGTTTATCTTTTCTGCTAAGTATAGATACAAGTCACCAATAAGTTCATTACTGATATCCAAATTCTTAGTAATCTTGTATGCCGCACCTAATAGCCATTTGTGCGAATCTCTACAAAGGTTATTCAATCGTTCTCTATTTTCCTCTTGCAGTTTATTCACCTTTACTCTTTACAAAATCTCTTAAAGTAGTAACGCAGTTTCCCCAATGTTTAGCTGAACTTCTACAGCTGCATGGTTGGTTAACTCTTTCACCTCTAATGGCATTACACCATCTCCAAAATGGATTCATTAGGTGTTCTGGTAAGTGATGTTGAATTGTAGCTAAGTGTCCACTTAGTTCTTGAAACTCTGCTAAGTTTAAGGGAGCGTAACGGCTCTCTGGTAAGTTTGGTTTTAGTTCTTCCATATATTAAAATAATTGTATTTCATTACATCTTCCATCATACTGAGGATTAGTTAATCTATTAAGCCATTGCTTTCTTTCACAACATCCGCATGATTTGTATCCTAATAAATCTATTGCTATCCATTCTGATAACCTTGCTCCGAATCCTAATGTTATTGTATAGATAAGGGCTTCTACCCAATCTCCTAATTTAATCCATTTCATATTCTTTCAAAGTTTACATCTACTTCTTCAGTAGAGTTTGGTAAATCCTCTATTGTTATCGGATGTCCAAAGTGATTGTTAATAAATTTAATTCTGAATCCATTCTCTTCTAACCATTCTATAATAGAATACACACTATTGTCTACACCTTTGTATAATGCAACTTTATTAGCTGCTTCACATTTTCCTGCTTTAACTATTCCGGCTTTATCTCCTAAAGATTTTAGGACTGTGAAATCATTACCTTGTGCATCTATGTGTAGGTAATCTACTTCGGTAATACCTTCAGATTGGATAAAGGTATCTAAACGGCTTGTTTGAACTTCTAATGCGTTTGTATGAACAAAATCAGGTCTACCTCTCCATTGCTGATGTATATCATCCGTAAACTGATGTAGTGATGAACATGCAAAGTTATGTGCTAATTCTGTACCTGATAAGTGGAATGTTGCAGTTCCATCAGTATCAGTAACCGCATTTCTAATTAATCTATAACTTGTAATACCTGCTCCATCTAATAACTTAATTAGATTATCTCCTAAATAAGGAACGGGCTCAAATGCGTATAAAAAAGTATCACCATCTGATAGATACTTAATTGAATCTTGCCCTGAGTTTGCTCCTACTTCTATAAATGTTTTCATATTGATTGTTGTTTTATTTTTCTCTTTCTCCTATGTGCTTTCTTCATATTTTCAGAGTGTGTTAGTAATTGTAGGTTAGCTACACTATTGTTGTGTTTATCATCATCATCGTGATCTATTTCAACACCATCTGGTATTTCACCTATAAAAGTCTGATAGATTAGTTTATGTGCTCTTATCCAAACTCGTTTACTTTTCTTTCCATCATTATAAAACAGGCCATAATACATGTAACCGCTTTTGTTTTTATTAGGTTTAACTAAACGTAGTTCACCTTTAGGATTGTATCTAACTGATATTTTAGTTGAGTAGATTTCCCCATTTGGGTGAGCCCAATAATCTGGCAATCCTTTTATTTCTTTTAATCCATCCATATATATAAATAGTTACTTTTAATAAAAAGTATCCCCAACCATAACAGAAAGCGGAAGGGGATACTAAAAACACACATACAATCGTAACAATTAATACAAATATACGAAATTAATTTGTATTTTCCAAATCTTTTATAAGATTTATTAAATCTAATACTGAAACATTAATAACTTCTTCAGAATTGAAACCATCTATAAAGATAGCTTGACCTGTTAGCTTCTGATACTTTTCTAATAATTCGTATGTTAGATGCTGAAATAGAAATTGTAATTCTGCTTCAGTTACTCTTTCAGGTTCTTTATCTAATATAGTGAATATAATCTTTTTAATTTCCTTCTTCATCCTTCTTAGATATTTTCTGAATGTATTGATACATCTCTTCAAACAATTTAGTCTTACCTAATGCCTGAGCTTTATGAATATCATACTCACTCTGATTAGATAGATAATTAGTTAGTGCCATTTCAATAACTGCTCCCATCTTTAGAGAGTTCATATTGCAATATGCTTTTAATTTAGAATGTGTTTCCACTTTAATGTGGACCATAGTGTAACCTTTTGTAATTGCCATTTTATTTTGATTTTAGTTGTTTAATATTAAAAGAATTTTCTTTTATTAGTTTCATTTTCTATTCTTTGTTTTGCTATCTCATAGTATTCTTCCTCTCTTTCTTTTGGTTTGTTTATAAGAGCTTGGAAAGCATCCC